TTGGCGAATATTCTTTAGATGATATTTTTAATGAAAACGATACTAATGCATTGGCTAATAAATTTAAAAAATTTATTAATCAAGAAATGAAAGAAAGAATAGATAATGGGGATAATGCTGAATTAAGTTTTAGCTCAACCCTTTAATAAACCTTTTGTACCCCCTTATTTTAGGGGGTACTAACACCCGTACCAAGCCCAACTTAATCATATACGTGCTTTTAAATAAGACTTTTATACAACTAAATAGTGAATAATAAGGGTTTTTATCGTTTGACACAAAAGACGAATAATGCAAAATGTGGGATACGATAAGATAATAACAAACTAACAAAAGGAGTAACAATGACTAAAAAGTATAAATATGAGTTTGAAGAATACTCTCAAGACGTAAGAAAATTTATTGTTGAGAGTGATATTAAACTTAATAAAGAAGAAATAACGGAGTGCGTTTCTAATGCCTCTTACAACGTACATAGTAAAGTAGGTACAGAAATAAACGGGCATAAAGTTTATGTTCAATATACTGGAACTAATTATGGCGATGATTGCCAAACAAATATATTGGAGGTGGAATGATATACGCAATAGATAATAAAAAAAGATTAGTTAGAAAAATAACTAAAGAAGAAATAGTTTATTTTTTTAATAATAATTATAATAAAAGAAATAGATTTACTTATATCGCCGATAAAATAAATGCAAAACGATATATTAAAAACGCTATGGAGGCTAAATAATGAAAAAACCTAAACTAAACTTAGTACCTGCTGTTGAAGATGCAAATATATATCAGCATCATTTTTTACCAGAGGGAATTTTTACAACCTCATGGGAAGATGTAAAAAACATTAAACAATATATTAAAACCTTTAATGACAGAAAGCTAAGAGAGGAACATAAATTATATACCTCAATTGAAAAACCAACGATACTTGAAAACTATTTCAAAGACTTTATTAAACAAGAAATAAGCACAAGGGGGATTGGTATATGAATAAATATTATTTGTGTGAATTCCTAGAATGCAACGGGGAGTTTGAATATAATCATCATCATATTTATTCAGATAAGTTTTTAAACAAACTAGGTATGAAAAAAATAGATAATGAAGAAAACAATGACGTTGAAAAAAACCAAGTTAAACTACTTAATTTATTTTTTGCAAACATTAAAGTAGAAAAAGATACTGATGGCAGTGAGGTTTATTCTACCTTTGAACGCCAAGTGTCTTATCGAGGCTTACAAGAAATAAAACAATCAGAACTTAAAACACTAGAGAAAGGACATATCTACTGTGATTGATACTAAACTAGAGAACGCAATACAGAAATTAGACGATACTTTTACTAAACAAAAAAGTATTGCTAATAAATTAGTAGAGGAACATAAACAACTACAAGAGGCGTTAGCAATAGTGTGTAGTAATGCAGATGAAGATTGTCCGTTAGAATATAGAACGGAACATTTTAGATCAGCTATAACTGATGGTTATGACTTACTTAAAAAGGTAGGATACTTTAAAAACAAAAAGAGGGTAAACAAATGGGACATCTAAATAAAACATTTTATAACTATATGACTACTCAAGACGCTTGGGACGAGTATCTTGGTCTTTTAAAAGATGATGATACGTTTGCTAGTCAATGGTTAGATACCGAAGATGACTTTAGCGAATGGTGCGAGAGCCACGACATTGTCTTAGTAGATACACAAGAAAGAGTAAATCAATTAGAGGAGGCACAACTTGAGTAATAACTTAACAGAAAAACAAGAAGAACAACTTTATGACCATATAGAAGAAAGACTACAAGATATGTCTCATCAAGATTTACTTGAGGTTGCTAGAGAAAAACTAACTGATTTTTATTTTGATTGGGGTAAGGCAGAACTAATTGAAAGCAATCTTATAAAGGAGGAAGTATGAGCATACCAGATACAGATATGCATATCGGCGACTTATATGAGGAAACACTTGAAAAATATTCAAGTGGACAATTGAAAAAAGACGGCTTAATAATGTTGCCAGAAGAGGCCTTGCAATACTTTATTAATAGAGCAAGAGAAGAAGGCTTTACTGATAATATGATTGAGAACTCAGCAGAAGAACTTCTGTATGACTTGGAAGATGTGGAAGAAAATAAATATAAACAATACTTGGAGGAAAAAGAATGAAAGACATAAAAGACGTTGTAGCGTGGTTGGAAGAAGAATTGGCACACTTTGAGATGGCAGTTGAGCAATATAACTATGTATCTAAGGCAGATGAAATTAGATATAGAATGGCACAAGAACTATTGGCTTGGACTTTAGGCTATAAGTTTGACAAAAAATATCTAGCAAGTCCCGTGAGCCGTGAAACGTGTGACGTGGAACAAGGCGTTTTGTCCATTAGACACGACTCAAAGTCCTTTGGGGGTAGAAGATGAGAACAATATCTTTGACCAATGAACAAGCTCAATTAGCAAGAGATCTAGGAGTACCATTAAAACATTGGGTACACAAAACAGTACACAAAGTTAAAGGTAAATGGCAATCTAAACTAAAAGAACAAAATATAGAACTAAATGCTAAACTTTGGGCTAAGAGAAATACTTGGTTTGGTAGAGATCATAAAAAAACTGCTGATGCTTTTGATTGGCATACTATTACTACTGATTATTTAAAAATTGATCCTAGATCAAAAGAATATTATAAAATAATTAATATATGTTCTAGATATTATGATAAACAAAAGAAAGGAAAAAAATGAACCTAAACAAACACGAACCTAATATTTGGTTATTCATTGTAGTCATGGCTTGGATATTATTAATTGTGAGCATAGTATTATGGAGGTAAAAATAAAAGCGTGGACACCACCAACAGACCATTTAGACCCACCTAAACCACCGAGACACTATAAATATGTGTGGTTAAGGTTTGATATTAAAACTAAAAAGTTTAAATATCCATTGGTAAGGCATAAACAACTTAAAAATAAAAAAAGATTTCCTTTTATTTACATTAAACATTATGGTAAGTGTGTAGGTATAGAGGGACTAACATTAGCTAAGGTAAAAATATGATAAGCAAACACTTAAGAGACATAAAGAAGTTATTAAAAGCATACCATAAAAAGTGGGATTGTTTTGGTAAGCCTATTAAAAAACCAACAAAAAGGAAACGTCATGCAAAACGATAAAGTATATGAGGTAGCTAGTGAGCTGTATTTCTATTTCATAGATTTATATGGTGCTAGAGAGCAGTGTGTGATAGAAAATGATGACTATTCTGAAAATACGGAGTTAGGTAGAGAACTATATTATCAAATAGAAGATGAACTTATTAACAACGTACAGCCCACAAAGAACTAATGACAAAGAAAAAAATGGATGTATTGCGAACAACAATGTTGCTTACAATATATCAAGAACTAGCTGATAAAACTATTGAGATGTTGGAAAAGTATGCTGATGACCAACTAATAGCATCAACACTCGTGGCACAAGGCCTTAGAGTGTATAAGAGTACATTATCAGACGAAGAATTTAAAGATATGCTTAAAACTATTGTTGATGATGCAAATAAAATTAAACCATTCTTTGACGCAAAAGATAAAACTATAAATTAATATGGAACAAATAATAGACGGAATATTAGCATTTATATTATTATTTTTAATATTTTAATATGTTTGAATTAATAGCAGATATGGGCTTTTTGTGGTTTATAGCATCCATAGTTATATGCGTTTTATTTTACGCATTAATGAAAAAATAATATTTGACACTTGTGTTTAAATAACTATATTAACACTACTAATGGTGTCGTAGCCATTAGGTCTCTTTTAGATAAGAGCATAAACATATCTTAAACCTTTGTTAGACAATGGAGGGGTTAGTTTTAGTCATCTAATCCCTCTTTAAATTATTATGAAATACCAAGAAAAAGATTATAAATTTACAAAAAAAGACTTTGTCATACTTTTAATATTATTAAGTTTTATTATTATTTAATAATGGATATAATTTTTACACCAGAATTTTGGCTCGTGCTTGGATGGGGTGCTTTTTTAATATGGCTAACTTGGCTCGGTCGTGATTAACCAAGCCAATTAGCTTCATCCTCATTATAAGGAAACATTACTTAATATCTATCTTAACGCCTTCTATTTCTTTAGGCTCGTTGTAGCCAAATTTAATCTTTAATAGGCCGTCTTTCATTTCAGCTTCATCAATGATTACATCTTTAGCTAATTCAAACTGTTTAAAGAATTGTCTAAATGCTAGACCTTGTTTGATATAGTCTACGTTTTTATTATCTACTTTACCCTCGACTGTTAAAATACCATCTTTAACTTCTACAAGTACATTTTCTTTATTGTATCCTGCAAGACCGAGTTCCAATCCATATTTACCTTTGCCGTATTTTACTACGTTGTAAAATGGAAATGATTGTACTTTTGACCACGTGTCAAAAATATTTTCAAAAGCATCATCAAAAAACTTTGTTGATCCGTTGAATAATTGTTTGTTTAAATTATTGAAAACTTCTAGGTTTGTCATAATTTACTCCTTTTTAAGCAAGTTAATTGGTCTACCCCTATGGTACAACCTATGACAGTATATAGGTAAACCTCCCCCTTTTTCAAGAGGGAGGAAACTTTAAACAATGAAAGGAAAAAATAGAGTGTGATACTCTATGTCATTGATTTTATTACCAAATTTAACATAAGTCAATTATGTTAATTTTGCTTGTATTTACTCATCTTCATCTTCATCATCAAAGTCAGAATCTTCAGCTTGAGACTCTAATTCTTCGACTTTTTCTCTGATAGTTTCAATGTCCTCATTAATTCTATCTAAGATGTCTTGTATATTTTCTTTTTTCTTAGCCATGAGATACTCCTTTCGGCCGTAATGATCTCAAATAAAATTTATGGGATCAACCTTGTTTAAGTAATTAAAAATGATGTGACTAAAGCTGTTGTACTATTAAAGACAATATTTCGCCATTTATCTGCTATTTTTTTATATTCTCTTCTTTTTTCCTTATCTGTTTCTTTTTTGTATGCTTCATAATGTCTATAATACTTAATCCAATTAATTTGTTTTTCTGTAAATTTAATATCTCCTCTTTTAACTGCTAATAAGTATTTTTCTTTAACTAAATCAGGATCGAAGCCTGACCAATAACATACCTTTTGAAAATCTTCATCACTACTTATTATCCACTCGTGAGCTTCCATTTTATAAATACTTGTTTTACGATCAGATAAACCTTGCATAGTATCTTCTATGGCATTACACAAAACACCACGCCATAGTTTCTGTTCAGAAACTATCTCTTTAGTTTCTAAGATGGTTTGAGCGAATTCAATGCCCATAAGTTTTAATAAGCCTACTGAGTATGTCATGGTAATAGAGGATCATCTCAGGACTGTGTTTAGTCTTAAGAAAGTAATTGTAGTTATCATGTACAGCTAATAACAAGTCTGTGATTTCATGTCCAGACCACGCTGAATAATCTACATCTAGTATGTTTTCTAACCTATGAGGTCTAAAGATGTTTGTACGTTTCATACGTACATTGTAAGTCTTATTTTTCCTTTTTGCCACCATCATACACCTTAAATACTATAGCTTTTCCATCATTTTGAGGAATTTTTTTAGGATCAAAGTCATTTTTCCCTTTGCTATACCAGTACATTTTGCATAATGGTAAAAATCTTTCGTCAAATGCAGGGTCAAAACCATAAGTTTTACCCATATATAAGTTAAACATTACATGACAAATTAACTCGTATTGAAATTTTGTTAATTTTTTAGATAAGAAACTTAAACAGTATAGAAATTCTGTTTGAATAGGGTCGTTTTCGTTATTCATGCCAGATTATTAGCATAAATAACGAATTACACAACCTTAATATTTTCCGTTAAGTAAATTTTTAATAAAAACTTCGTATTTTACTTTTTCTTTTGATGCTTGATACTTACAATAATCATGCACTAATTTAGAAATCATACTTGCAGGTGCTCTAAATTTTTTACCACAAAGGCTTTTTAATATTTTGTAGTCTTCAATTCTTATTGCAACGCTTTTCCATTTATTGATATCCATTGTATTTCCTATGGGTGTAGTCTTCGCCAATAATCCATTCTTTCTTCGAATGTAGGCTCAGATTTTAGTTTCCAAAATATATATAACCTTTTTAATAGAGGCGGGTAAGACCTATTATCTGGGTGTTCATCCATATAATACTGTTTAAAGGCATATTTTTTGAAGTTATACACATATCTTTTTATCATTGTTATTATCATAATAGTTGTTTTTAATGACGTTCTATAATAATGTCAAGGAATATTGACAATGCCTCCCAAGATATATAAGATAATCCTATGAAGTCATATCGCTTCACTGCTAGATATGCTGGTCAACGTATAGTACTTGACGTAAAGGCATCGGATGATGATGAAGCGAAAAATAACTTCATAAAAGAGCTTAGAGAAGGCCGAGGAACTTGGAGTAAAGAAATTACATACTCCCCATCCAAAGTCTTCCTAACATATGAGGAACTGAATGTTTCATAATGAACAGTCTCTTATTACTAGAAAAATGATTCTAGAAACTAAATGGAATCATATGTTTTTAGAAAAAGGAATAGAGACAATAGATATGATGCAGATTGAACTCGAACTGAAAGAAATTAAAAGACAGTTGAGAGAACAAGCTGTATTCAAAGTAAGAGAAGAATTAGAAGAAGATTTAGATATAGCTTCTTAAATTTTTTATCTTAATATTTTTTCTTTGGGAACTCCCTCAGAGAACAGGTAAGTACACTTTGCTGTGTACTCAACGATATCGTCTTGAAATAAAAATTCAAAACTTTTTATTATTTCTTTTTGCATGTGAATTTTAAATACTTTTTTATTCATTTGTTGTAAAAACTTTTCTTCATCTATATTTTTTGCTACATAACAAATTGAATAATTTGCATGGTTTTTTATAAAGTTATATCTGCTACACCCATCAGATATGATATACTTATCTTCTTTTTTTACCAAAACCATTGGACAAATTAATCCTATATCTTCTATTGAATCATTAATATCTGTTGCATGTTCTTTGTGTTCACAATTAATAATATTATTAAAATTAATATTTTCTAATCGTACACCAAAGATTTGATATAGTGGGTGTATAATTCTTAAAGGCCCGAGAACCGTGATCCCTGTTATTTGACTCATGCTACAATCCTTTTTCTTTTATTATTTCATTTAAACGTTTTATTAATTTAATAGATATTCTATTTTTGCTTGAATTGCAATTAGTACAGCAAAATACAATATTATCAATGCTATAAGTTTTATCATTATCAAAACGATCAACAGAAAAATTTTTCATATTTTGTGTAAATTTTTTAAAAGACCTACCCCCGCCTACATTATATTTTTTTCTTTTATAAGTCCAAGGTTCAAAACAATAAAAACAAACTCTTCCCCATTTATTAATATATTCATTAAAACAATTTAGTATTTCTTTTTTAGTAGAAAGAGGAATAAGTCCTCTTTCTTTTATTCTACTTGGAGCAAACATTGATGAAATACATTTTGTCACAAAACCTTTTTCACTATTCATGTACTTATATTTAATTTCAGAAATTTTTTTACCATTTTTTAAAGACCATTTTTTAAGGTATTCTTTATGATACTTCTTTTTCTTTTCATCAGATTTAAAAGGCATATTTATTATTCAACCTCTCCCCAACTCTTTCCAATTGCTACATCAACTAAACTTGGAACTTTAAACTCTATACAGTTCTCCATAGTCTTTTTAATTACTTTAACATCTTTAACTTCATCTTTAATGTTAAAACATAATTCATCATGGATCTGTAATAGTGGAGTATGCCCTGCTTCATGACAATCAATAACAGCTTGTTTAGTTTGATCGGCTGCAGAACCTTGTATCAGTCTATTTAGAGCTTTGTATGTTCCAGCTCTCTTGATATTTTCTTGTCCACCGAATTTAGCAATAGCTGTTTCAAAAGTTTCAGAGTTTACCATTACCCAGTCTTTAGGTTCCCATCTATCAAATCTACATTTGCGACCTTTCTTAGTTCTAATAGCACCTTCTTTAGATGCCTTATCCATACAAAGATTAATAAGTTTTTTAACGAATGGAACTTTCTTGTTGTATTTAACAATTATCTCTTTAGCTTCTTGCTCAGATAATCCTAAAGATGTTGCAAGTTTGGTATTACCCATTCCATACATTAAACCTAAGCCAATTGTTTTAGCTTGTGAACGATCAATACCTATCATATCAGCAACTGTTTGGTGAAAGTCTGCTGAAGCATTTTCATATGCTTTAATAAGTTCTTGTGATCCTTCATAACCAACTGAAGCTGCATAGTGCACAACCATTCTTGGTTCTTGTTGTGAGTAATCAAATGCTCCCCACTTACAATCTTCATCAGGTAAGAATAAAGATCTAATCTTAGGGCCAAAATCTTTATTACGTGCAGGAATTTGTTGCAAATTTGGATTAGACATAGAGATACGTCCAGATACAGTTCCACCATTATCAGATCTTAATTGATTTATTTCAGCATGAACTCTACCCTTAATTTGATATCTCATAATACTTTGTAAAAAAGTGCCATGAAATTTATTTATCTCTCTTGCTTGAACAATAAGTTTAGCTATTTCATGAGGACAATTAGTTAACCAGTTTTGTGTAAATGATGGTTCTCCTGTCTTTGCAGTCCTAGGGTAAACTATCTTTAATTTATCAAAGGCTTCTCCTATTTGTCTTGCCGCCCAGATATCTATATCTTTACCTGTTATTTGTTTTATTTTAATTAAAGTTTCTTTTTCTTGATTTTCAAACTCCTTAATCATTCTTTGAGCTTTATCTGTATCTACTCTAATTCCTTTTTGTCTCATCTTAATTAAAATAGGAAGTAATTTAGATTCCATTTCCCAAATCGTAGTTAGATTTTGTTTAATGATTTCATTTCTTAAAAATCCCCATAGTTTAAGCGTGAGCCGTGCATCTTGTTCAGCGTAGAATCCAACATGCTCTGCAGGTAATTTCCACATCTCAGCTTTAGGATCAATGCCATGATCTTTAGCAGCTTCTTTCAAATCAGTTTCAGCTTTAATTTCGCCTAGATAATCTTTAGCCAATGAGTTTAGATTATATGCCCATCTATTTTCATCAACAATTGCTGCCGCAACCATTGTATCTACAATCTCTCCATTAACTTGAATACCCATAGATTGTAACCAACCTAGATCGTATTGAGCATTGTGGAATATTTTTCTACAAGGTAATGCACATATTTCTTTCATGTAGCTAATAACTTGTGTAGGTATCATATTACCACCACCAAAATGTTTAAATGGGTAATAACCTTGCCATCCTTCAACAGCGACAGCAAAACCTATTACATAGCCTTTACCAATAGCCCAACCAGCACCTAGACCTTCACTTATACCATCGTCTCTAGTTTCTAAGTCAATTGCTATTTCAGTAGCGTTAGATAAATCCTTATACTCAGAAGGACATAACCAAATACTTTTTTTAAATGTTAATGAATATTGTAAACTAGTCATTGTAATCTCTTTCTATTATCATTTCTATGTAATGGATTGCTTTAAGAAGATCTTCTTTTTTATTCTTAAGTTTATGTCTGCATATATACTTGATTGCATTGCCTTCTGCAAATGGTAAATTATTTTCATTTATA